TGTGTAACGATTAAGATCGTCAGTGTTGTACGCGACATCGTTGTCCGCAGCTTTGTTCCAGTCTGCATATAGCACGACCGGACCGCGTTCACGACCGGGCAGTGGAATGACATTCTTCGTGTACGGGACTTTGTACACTGGCGAATTGATTATTCGTACTTCATCGATATTGACTGACTGTGGTATCAAATTTCCGTCACCGTCAGCACCGATTCTAACTGGAGCAGCACCGTTGAACATCGGTCCCCATATAAGCGCTTGACGCTCGTCGAACACGCCATCGACGAAGAAGTATGCGCTCACGTCCCAGATGCAAACGACGACCTCGTACCACTGATTCAAGGTCCATGTTCTCGTCCCTGTCGTCTCAGTTAGTTCGGCAGTCCCATCGACTGAATATTTTATCTGGATTGTCGTATTGATAAGGCCGACCCAGAACTGCCGCTGATTGTCGCTGGTTCGCCATTTTGTCACGATTGGTATCGTTCCGGATGGCGTCTCAGTGAACCGGATGCGGAACTGAATAACGAACCCCGGATCGACGTCGAGGAAGAACGCTGAAGGCGACTGCTCAGTTACTTCAAGATAACTCCCCGGACTATTTGGGACGATAAGTCTTAGCGACCCCAGACCCATTCCAGTATCTTCTGGTGTTAGGCCATCGACTTGAGCGTCACCGAATGGCGTGACGGTGTGAGCGTAGCTTGAATAGTCGATGAACACTGTAGTCCGGTCGAACCCTTCCATGTGTAAGAGCAGTCGAGTTTCATCGACCGCGAACCGACCTTCTGGATCAGGCGTTCCATCTATAATTTTATCCATGAACAATGAGTTCGATTCAAGTCCGGCGACTACTCCACCGACATCCGGAGATGCTGTGTTCTCCCATGTAAGTTCGATGCGTGTGTTGATTGGATAATCTTTATCCGTTGCCCACCATAGCGATTGAGGCAGCAAAAGATTATTCGTCGCGTCATCCAGAATGGCAGTCGTTCCACTCATGTATTCATTTCCCCGAACTGGAGACGGGAAGTCATCGAGATCGTACATAAACCAGTTCAAGACAGGACCGACATCCACGAATGAATTCGGGGGCAACTGATTGCCGATGTCATCCATAGTGTTTGCACCGTACATCGGATTCAACTGATCGAAACGCCTGTTCCAGACGTTTATATCAAATCCATTGAACGACGGCGGATTTATGTTGTTCGGTGCGCTCAGATCGAGGTCTCCATTCGCAAACCATACCGTCGTGCTCAGTCGGTTGAAGAAGACAGCCGTCGGCGGATAAGGCTTCCAGAACGTGCTCGAAACAACTTGTTCACCTTGAAATGCTGTTGCAGTCCCCGCTACGCCTTGCGCTACAGGTTGGATTGTGTACTGGTATCCCCAAGAACCGTCAGGCGATATCGGTCTGGAGTTGATCTGCATGTACGCACCCTTGTCGATGAAGAACACAGGTTCTCCAGCAAGGTGAGTATTGACCGCACTGTCACCGACGCCGCGTATTACTAGGGAGCACTCTACCCCTGTTCCGTTGATAGCACATGCGCCCATTGCACAGAACTCTTCGTTCGGCTGTCCGGGGTTTATTACAATGAGTCCGTCAAAAAAGAAGCGCGGATTGTATGTTCCGGCGAGCGACGATAAATACGGTCCGTCAACTTGAAATCCACCACCGTTCGCAACTGATACTGTCCCATCATTAAAGGTGCTCACTAGATGACCAAGATTGGCGCGCAGTGTCCCGTATCGTGTGAACGATGGAGAGCCGTCTGTTAAAACACCACTGAAGTTTCCGCCGAAGGGATTCTCGCGTGTGCGATAGCTTAGGTTGTATGCTGTATTCGGAGCGTCTCGTGCGACCAGAAACAACAGGCGTGGTTCAAGCGTCTGCTCATTGATCTCCATCAGCCAGCGCGGAGCCATCGTATTCTGATGAACACTGATAGTGACTGGAGCGCTTGATGGCGGGACATGACCGCTCGCTTGCGGAGCCGACTGTAATCCGAGTTCAGCTTGGAATACATCTTCAACGACGTCAACCCTGATCGTCTGCTTTATAGGATCACCCGTGGCAATGTGTGACACCCGTGTCGGAAGGTTGACTGCGGCGATGTCTGGATGCGTGACAATGACAACGTCACCCGGTCGAAGGGCATACGCAGTCCGATCCATCTCCATACCGAACTTCGACAACGGCCAGAAATACGCGCGTGAAGTTCTCGCGACAATCGCGTTCGCTGCGTTCGCTTCTCGTAGTCCGGGGAATCGTATCGTGACTGACTGCGGTCGCCCTGTGATAAGACGACCTGCCATGTCCTGTGCTACTGCGTGATCATCCGTGTAGTTCTTGTCGCGGTTGACGAAACGAATCTTCACTTCGTTCTTCGTCTGCGGCCACTCCGGTTTCGCGTAATCTATGATCTTCAGGACATTCGATTCCGTCGCCTGAAATTCATTCGCTGGTGTGTATCCCGCGCGCGCGAGAGTGATCTCCATCAGTCCCGTTGTCGGATTCGCGCCGATGTATCCGTCAACATGCTTTTCGATCTCCGCCAGAATCGCTCCGGCTTCTTGTTCGTTGTCTACGAGTTGTGAATATCCGATGCCCTCGGTGTAGCAGACTTCCGCAGCGGCTTTCCAGTTTACGAAGTCTATCTCCCCGATTGAGAGTCCGAAGTTCGGATTGTTGAGCACATTAAACGCCGCAGAGATAGGATTCGCATCACGTCCTATGAAGTGGTGATTGTTGCCGAGAGATAATCCATCGCCGAGTCCGCCGTTCGCAACGGTGTCCCACATCTGCCATTCGACACGGATTTCACGCAACTGATTTGCTTCACCAATTTCCGCGCCGATGGTTTCAGTTGGATCAGTCACCACGACATAGCAAAAGCTAGGCCACGCGCTTTGCAGCGGGTTCTTACTGAGAAGGTATTGTGAAACGACCTGCCCCGGAGCACCGTTGAATGCACGGACACGACCAACAAATCCGCCGCCCTTCGTCTCTCCACCGAATAAATCAGGGAGACTGATGTCCGCTACGTCTCCGGGAACGCTACCGTTGTCTGCTACATAGTCCCAGACTTTGTCGTCACCGATGTAGATCGCCGTCATCCCGGCGGCTTCACCTTGAAACTGTCCGAGTGCAAGAGCTACCCTGTACAAGTATCCGACGGTCTCGTCTTTCTTGAAGATGATGCCTGTCTCTACTGTTACGGCTTCGGCTTCCCAGTCTCCCGTGTATAGCGTGTTCGGTCCTTTGACCTTGATCGTTCCACCGACGACCTGTGGAACTTTACGTCCTTCGGTTGCTGTCGGAGACTGGAAGTCACCTTCTCCGCTGGGTTCAACGGCTGGCAGCTTCGCGCGGAAATAATCTGCGAGAACAAAAGATACTGCCCAGAGAAAAAGTGTCAGCCACATATTGTCAGTTCCCGAACCAGACTTTCTTTTCAGTTGCAGCGGAACCCGGTGGAAGCTCCGTTGTGAACGGATTCACAACTGGAATGTCTGGGAACCCGCCATGATTGATCGAGTTGTTGAACTTCGCGGCGCATGTATCGCGAGTTCTATCACAGCCAGCGAATACGCTCACGACATCAGTCACAGCAAGCGATCTGAACGGCTGGAGAACCCGGATTCGATCCGGAACACCGTCAACATCGGTCGCGTATATCCCGCGCTTCTCTCCGTCCGCGTTCTGAATGTACCCGCCGAGCCAGTAGTCGTCCAGTTGTTGTGATGTCAACGTTTGTGGAGAGACCTGCGTATTAAGCGCCGCCGCCTGTGTCCGGAGTCCAGTGATCGTGATGATCGTAGGTGACGACGGGTCCAGAGTGACGACGGGTCCGATGTGTCTCCAGTTCTCTCGCGACAGTCCACATTGATCCTGAAATAAGAACCAGTTACAGAGTCCGGAATACGTGTATCGCGGAATCTGCGCCGGAAGACGATTGAGCGGGACTGCAAGGATTGTCGCAAAGTCTCCTTCACGTTGAACACTCGCAACTTGTCCCTTCCAGAATATCTGAACGCCGAGATCGGGATCATTCCTGATCTGCCTTTCAATAGTTATCGAAGAGATTTCACTGGATGGAATCGTCTCGTAGAACTCGACAATCGGAAGAGACGAAGGGATGCGGATTTTGATCTGCCCATCGCTGGTGTCTTTGCTGAACGAAGGTTCGTTGCGAGTGTATGCAGCGGGAACGAATGTCCGAGCACCGAGCGTCTGGTTTATATTCGAGTTCGTGTACTGCCAGATGTTAAACCCGTTCTTGATCGTCAAGAATTCGACTGGCTGACTCAGCGGTCCAGTTTCAAAAGCTTGGAAGGTCATTTCTCTATAGTCCTATACTTGAACGTCATCACAGCTTCATCGATGCGCAAGAAATTGAAGTTGACAGTGTCGCCGAATATCCGCGCTCGTTGCAGGAAGGAGATGATCGGAGAGCCGTTGATCAGGTTTGAGTCAACTGTGATCTGTTCAGTGGTGACATTGTCAACGATTGCTGTGATTGTACGATACAGGATCGTCCCATCAGGGTATATAAGACGAATCTGCGCACGTCGATCATTCGGTGGATTGCCGAACAATAAGAACAGGTCTGTGTCAGGAGCATTGAACGTGTTCGACGTGGTAGTCGTGACGCTTGGAATATCATTCCTGAACGTCGGCACATAGAAGTCGAGGTACGACCCGCGCAAGTAGTGGAAGAACTGACGCCACTTCCAGATCAGGTCAATCCCGTTCAATGTAAGTTCGAAGTCGGAGACATCATCGCCGAACGGGAACTCGTTGAAAGCAACTCTATTTGACAATCCTGAATCCAGAACATCTTCGCTTCGGTGGAGTTGAAATTGCTGACGAGATTGCTGATTGCAGAATTCTAGGATCGGTGTCGATGTTGCCGGAGAAGATTGATAATCAGGCAACAGCGGGAACATAGAATCGAGTGCAGTCCGGTCTACTTCCTGATTGAACGCGACAGTGTACGACACTTCTTCGAGATTGACTGGATACACTGTATATGATGGAAATCTGCTCACGTATCCGAGTCCGACTGGCATCACATGAGTCCCGACTGGCAATGCAAGTCCTATGGCAGCGGACAGCGTGATCGTCGATGAAGTAAGGCTGGTTATTTGTCCGGCTGCGACTTGACCGTCATTAGTGACGCACGATATCGGTTGCCCAACAGCGAAGCTGGTGTAGTCCGTAGGAACATTCAGCACTGTGTCTCCGGACAGAGCCGCGACTGTCAACTGCCGTGCTTCGTACCACTTCTGCGCCGCAACAACGAGAGCCGATTGTCCCGCCGCGAAGTTGTTCTTGAATCGGATTCGCTGGAGATCATCAGTGAACTTGACACGGTAATCGATGACCGCAATCGGCGATTGTAGAAGGCTGTACGCTTTCTCCGACGCATTCGTCGAACGTAATATCTCAGTCCTCCAGATCAGGGTCTCGTTGATCGGTCGCTGCGGGATGGCGTTGATTGTGAACACACGACGACCGATGACGCGGAACGTCACGTCCCCGGCAGATGTTGTGAACGTCACGAATTCATCGAATTCATTCGGACCGATTGTCGATGCTTCCAGAGTGAAGACCACTCCATCATAAGGCTCAAGCGTCTGTGGCAGCGCTGGACCGATCAATGTGACGCCAGTAGGCAAGGGCAAGGCTGTGACGATGACAGGCGTGCTGCGGGCGTTGTACAGGCTCACAGTCTTCTGTACCGGGCTGGGGATGACCCCAAAGTCCACAAGAATGGGGTTCACCCATGTCGTGTCTGTCTGCCAGCCAGCGAAACGCTGCCTGTCGTTCGCTGGTGCTGACCCCTTGATCCGGCGTGAGACTATCGGCTGACGTGCTGCAAGACCAGCCGAACGACCAAAGTCAGAGACGTGCGGGACGATAACGCCGTCCGGCAGAGTCGGGAACTGTGGATTTGTAGGCTCGTACCTTAGAAGATCAAACCTGCCAGTCGCTCGAATTGACATAGTTTAAGTCGCATTGGCTGTGATTTTTTTGTACGCGAGACCTTCATAGCCTGAATATCCTTCGCCCGCGACTGTGTTGTTCGCGTCCTTGTTCATCATCGGGAATACGATGTATGTGTCAGACCCGATTGTGATCTCTTGCTCCGCGTCGAGACTCTTCATATTGACACGGAAGACGTCTGGTACTTTCGCGACAGGCGACCACCGAAGTAATGACTCGAAGTCGGAATGAAGACCGACCATGATCGGGATCAGCGCGACGCCGTCAGTTGTGAATGTAGGTTCGCACTGATACGGGATCATCCCCAGAGACTTATCGTACCCACCGCACCATGCAGACCCGAATATCACTTGATACAGCGGCGACTCAAGATTCGTGTTCACATCGCCGAGTGTCTTTGTCGGCGGAATTGCCGAACCCGAACCACCGAAGTTGAAATGATTCCACCACTCACCTATAGGCACAACACCACCACCACCACCGAATCCGTCGGCACTTTTGGGCTTCCCTGATGTCACCCACCAGTCATAGTTTTGAGTGCCGTACTGCGGGGAATAAATCCACATGCCTTTCGAGCGAGCATCAATGCCGACTTGTACGTTCTCGAAGGAATCATTTCCGAATGGTGTTAAGTGTCCACTGTACGGTTGATGTTCATAGCTTACGGTGTTCGTCGTTTCAAGACTCTGTTTACGCGGAAAGTCCGGCGCGAGCCACGCCCATCGGTGATTCGTGATGTAGAACGAGTCAGGATGAAGCTCCGGAGTGAGCGGAGATAACATGCCGACGTGGAAGTGGCGATATTCACGCGCACCGACCTTCAGTACCATGTGAAAATACTCAGCAGTCTCACCACCAAAAACCCAGTATGAATCATAAGAGCCGACAACGGTTGTCAATGCCAAGCATCTAAAGCTCTTCATACTATAGCTCGTTGATGGGTCAACAACTGGATCAGACGGCGGCTCGTTGACCGGGTTTCCCGGTTGATCGAAAGACTCCTGATCAACATCAACTCCGTTTCCGGAATAGATAAATAACGTCTTCGGCGCTGTCTGACAGAAGAAGAACGGTGGAGCTTCTGTGCCTACGCCACCGCGCGAGAAAAGGAACTCGTAGTACGGTGTCGTTCCTTTACCACGCACCGGGGAACCCGCTGGAGTCTGTGATAGCCAACCAAGTCCGCCAGACCCTTTCGCATCGGTAAGAAACGGACGCACGACTTGATCCATGAACTCAGCCATGTTCGTATCGCCAGTGAATCCACCTGTAGCACTTCTGTACGGCATTAGATCATCTCCATCGCGACCCAGTTTGTCAGGTCTGTGCTTTGTGTATCGGCGAACGTGATGTATCGGCGTCCGTCGGGGTTTTGAATTTCATCGAAGTTTGCAAGCCCGCGCCCATGACATGCTTCAAAGCCGTCAATAAACCCGATCATCTGAACGTTGCCAGTCTGGTTCGATATGATGTGCGCTTGAACGGTGTAGTGTAACTGTCCACCGATACCGAGCGGAGCGGGACCATACGGTCCGATAGTCGAGCTTTGATCTGCCGTAAACATCAGCCCTTCGCCAGAACCCATCGTCAATCCATCTCCGTTCGTCGGGTTCATCTCTGACGATGGTGCTGTCGATCCTGTCGGAACCGGAGCATAGTTGAACGACCACGCCGTCGTGACACCCTGATTCGGCCAGATTTGAGATTTGCAAACGTCAGCGCCGTTGAGATTATTTTCGGTGATGCCGAACCATGTGCTAGAAAGATTGTCGCGGTACTGGTAGCAGCCAAGTCCAGAGAAGTCAATTGGATTGACGATGCCGCGATTCGTTGTACTGAAGACTTCATTGTGCGCGCGGAGTGTCGTGGCTTGCCCGTGAATGATCGCCGGGAACGGATAGTTGCTCGCAACATCGACGAACGGAATAAAGAGTCCAAGTCCGACGTACTGTTTCGATGTGCCATCTGTCACCAGAACGTTCACACGACGCTCTGTCGTTGAGACGTATATCTTCGGGTCTTGATTCGGCACACCGAAGTAGAACGTCATCGTCGGCGGAACTCCCGGCTGTGACACCCACGGCAAAATTCCAGAGTACGAACTTCCTATCGTCATCCGAAGACCGTCATTCGCACCATTCAGTTCAGAGCGCATACCGATTGTCGGAGCATTCGCAGCCTTGACAGATGACACGAGCCATTCGACCGATGTAGTCGGACTGTCAACAACTAAAGAATCGGACGTCCATTTCGGCGTATCAGTTGTAATGTCCACAACTAGCCCGTCGTCTCCTGCTCCAGTCAGAGTCACGGTTGCAATTCCGAGCACTAAGTTCTCAGGACTGTTGAGCGGACTATTCGACGGGAGTGCCGTGTACGCTCCCCACGATATGATCTCGACTGCGGTTACTTGACCAAGACTTGCCGGAGAAGCAAGCGCTGTGACGCGACCTGTCGCATGGAAGCTGTCACCATTGATGACGACAGGCGTCCCAGCGTTTATACGGAACGTATCACCGACCGCATATCCAGAACTGAGCGGAGAACTTACAGCGACAGCCAGTGATGAAATATGGCTGTTCGTAATGATCTCATAGATCGCTTCGGAAACGATGTGCCGACCTTCAGTCGTTACACCATCAGCGGAGAGTTGCTGTTCGATGAATGGCATTATTGGATTCCCAGTGCGTTTCTATAAGACGATTGATTCTCAGTCATGTTGTTCAGGACGACAGAGTTCCCGCCACCACGATTGAACGCCCCGACGATAGCAGCATCGTCAATGGTGTTCACGATTGTCGGTCCACCGACGCTGACCTGTGGAGCTTGCTGCTTGCCACCGAGCATGTCGTTCGGGATCACCGTTCCAGATTGACGCGGCGTGATGATCTCCGGACCTTTCTCGCCGACCAGAATCGGCTTCCCGGCTTGCACGTTTCCGCCTTCCGCGAACTGTCCTGCGATGGTATCAAGGATTCCGCCGCCACCACCACCGATTGCGGAGAAGAAGGACTTCAGAAGTTGCTGCGACAGTAACTCGGAAGCCATTCGCTTCAGAGTTTCCGTGAAATCAGCGAGAAGCCCGTCAAGCCCGTTCGAGAACGGATCGAACAGGAAGTCTGCGAACGCTGACTGAACGTTTCGCGCTGCCTGAATCGCAAACTCCTTGAAGAAGTCTGTCGTGTCGAACATCTTTTTCTGTAGCGCTTCAATTGCTGCGATGAACTGTGGATTCGATTCTGGGTCAACGATGCCAGCCAGATCGAAAGCGTCTTTTATTTCTTGCCTACGCTGTGCGAACTGCTCCGCCTTCGGCAGCGCATCGAACA